TATTGGTGTCTGGGTCTGTGTGCCAGGCCGGAAATCCCATGACACATTTTCAAAATTCATCGTTCCGTCGGGGTTTCCCAACGGCGTACCGTCCAGGAATATCCGGGTCGCATCCAGGCCACCAGCAAACTCCCCCTCCCCGAGCGCCAGCAGCATGCGGCAGCGCGCCATTGACTGCGCCGAATCGGGCTGTTCTACAGGTGTGTGCTGCTTCTGGCTGCCACCCTTTGCACCAGTGATCGCTTCCATATTACATCCATAAAAAAAGCACCCAATTGGGTGCTTGATATTCAGAAAGGAGTTTTCAGATGTCTTCAGCGACTATGCCTGCACTGATGATGGCGCCGCCAATCTCACGGACGCCATAGAGAAGCGCGACCGGGCTTCCCATCGCAAGGGTATTCACCGAGCCACCAAAGGCATAAGAGGGTTTATTGTCAGGGTCGTCTCGCCCCTGTAACCCTTTGGGCTGAGGTGATAGCATCTGGTAAATGCCGCCTGCCATCATTGACGCGCCCGACATCGCAAGGCCTGTGCCAAACGTAGCCAAAGTACCGGAGCTAAAGTAAGAAATTGCGATACCAGCCACCACCATCACAGCGCCCAGGATGGTCTGAAATACTCCGGCTTTTTTCGAACCTTCCATAATCGGCGCAATGCGGATATCACTGTCTCCTGCCAGCTCCTGGAAGTCCTGAGTGCCGATATTCCTTTTTCCGCGAAACACCGCGAAGATCATGCCATTTTTTTTGGCATTCATCAGATAATCTTCCAGCCCGTCGAAGTTGATACACAGGGCTTTGACCGCTTCGGCAGATGTCTGCACTGCCAGTTTATGCACACGCCCGAAGCGGGCGCCCAGTGCGCCATACAGACGAATGGTGGTTAAACGCGCCATGGCTTTATCTCCTGCGGCAGGTATTTGTGACGAACGCAGATCATCGTGCGGTCTTTGAAATAGCCACGGGCATAAGGCGTGACACACGAGGGCTGGCCGTAAAGATGGTGCAGCAGTTCGCCTTCTTCAGTGATGATGCCCGCATGGTTCCACTTATCCGAATCAACCTGCATGATGACCATGCAGCCTGGTGCCGGATCGCACTCGACGAATCCTTCCCGTTCCCAGTTATCAAAATAGAGGTTGTCCGGGTACTGGCTTTCCCACCACGGGTAATCGACGCGAAAATCGTTCAGCGTGACGCCCTGAATGGCGTGCCAGTCCATAATCAGCCCCCAGCAGTCATTCGAGCCCAGGATAAACGGACGCCCAATAAGCGGCACCGCCTCCGGCATTATCTCGGCGTATTCATCGCTGTCCGGAGCGTAAATACCCCATACCAAGCCGGAGTTGTTGCACTGCTGGCGGTCCAGATCTGACGGAATAGGCCGGGCACCGTCGCCCGGGTGGGAGTGGATGACGCGAATAATCGTCCCGATATCTTCGGCGTTAGCCCAGTGCTCGCCGTCGATGCGAAAATGTTCTGTCGGATTTTCGTGCGTATTCGGCACGGGAATGTAGCGCTGGCGACGGCCAGACTGAATAACGAAGCCACAGCACTCACGCGGGGATTCCTCCAGTGCATGCGCCCGGATAGCTGCCATTATGGTTTTATTCATTGGTACGTCCGTAAAAAAACCCGCCGAAGCGGGTTTGGTTATCTAGATGGTTATGGAGAGGTCGGGCCTAACCTTTTTCCTGAGAATGTATTTGCTAATGCCAGTCCGTAACGCGGCCTCTTTAAGTTGCATTTTTTCGCCATTCAAAATTACGTAAGGGATTCGGTTTCGTACAGGTTTCGCTAACGCATCTTCGGCATTCATACCGGCGTTTAGTCTGTTGTAAAAAGTTGACTCTTTCATGCCATTTGTTTGCCATGCTGCGCTCATAGTTACCGACTCTCCGCTCACGACAACTTTATGATTATTGCGCTTGTTGCGACCTTGCTCTGTAGCATTTGCCCATCGACAATTGTCTGGAGAATAGCCTTTATTGTTATCTATGCGTTCAATTGAGAACCCTTTAGGCTTCTCACCCATGTCATGAGCAAAATTCACGGGGTTGCTCCATTCATCGCAGACTGTTATACCCCGCCCGCCATAGTGGGGAAAGTCCTTGCAAGCAGGATTTCGACAGCGATCAAGCATAGATGTCCAAGACGAATATCCTGAATAAGCTGTGATTGGCTTGCCATTATGCAGTTTTGTTATTTTTTTCTTATGATAACAGCCGCAAGAAACAACAGCGCCACTACGGAGTGACCCCATGGAAATGCTCTTAACAACACCACATTCACAAGAGCACAAAAAGTATCTGAGACCTTTTGTTTTTATATGGCTAGGGGCTTTGGTTTCTTTAATAATTGTAAGATAGCCGTACTTTTCACCCGGAAAAATAGTAATGCGTGACATATAAACCTCGTAGCAGGTTGCGTAGATGATGGTGCGCGGCAGGAGTGTCTACGTTCACTCTCTTCGACTGGCCAGTCTAGCCGCGCTGACAGATTATAATTACCTGCTCAGTAAAGTGGTAGCAGGAAATCCACCGTAGTCGAGGATGGCCGCGTTCGGCTCCGCTAGGCCAGCGCCGAACCGTTTACGGCAATCACTGAGGCAGCCCCCACACGCATCCAGCGGCGGATCAGCCACCGCGTTACCCTTCGCGTCGAAATATGCCGTACCGTTATAGGTGCATCCATCGCCGCTCCGGTACTGCCCGCGTAGCGCCCATTCGCAGAGCGAGGTGATTTGTCTGGTTGGGATAACAAGCCCCTGCAAGTCAGCGGGGCTACTGAGTGACCATGAAACCACTTCGTCGTCTTCGGAGGTTTTCGTGTCAAGCCAGAAAGTCTGAAGCGTGAACATCGACGGGTCGGCGGTCGGGTTCACCCCACCAGGGTAATTCACGGCATCGAGGTAAACCGAATAGGTGTCGATAATGCTCACTTTTGCGTTAACCATGTCCTTAAATTGCAGGCACAGCGCAGTGATATGACCGTCGAGGTTGGAAACGCTAAGAGACGGCTCTGCCGCCTGGTCTGTTGATAGCTCCAGGCCTGAAACCTGAAACGGCCAAAAATCGTAGATATTGCCACCGAAGACAATTGGCTTGGGTCCAAGCTTTTCTTCATCTCCATTGGCAGCATCAATTTCTTCCGGCGTATGGGGGAAAGGTGCGTAGTGGAATCGGTGGATTCCGCCACTGAACTCTGAGGCGTCAACTTCAACCAGGCGTACCCTGCCACCCGGTGCCAGCATCGCCGCCTGATCGACTAATGCCATTATGCGTACACTCCGTAAGCCCGTTTGATGGTGAACGTCAACTCAGCAACTTTGCTGCTGATCTGCGTTTTACGAACGGAATCGGCGACTACCCGATAAAGCCCCTTCGCTTCGCCGGGCGGCGTGATGATAAAAGCTTTAACGGTATGAGCTAGGAGGAAATCACGAATACTGTTCACCTCCGCTTCGGTGCCGGTATGCTTCATTGGCACCTGAATAGCAGTAGAGTTAATGCCATTATCAGCAACCTGCTCATAGCCATCACCGAACTGCGCAGCGCGCACCGTTTGACTATATTCAATCGCCCCAGCACCGAGCTGCGAGCGCCAGCTGTATGTTTCAACTGCCATATTTGCTCCATAAAAAAAGCCACCCGAAGGTGGCTACTGTCTGAATATCAGGATGTTACAAATCAAAATACCTGGTTATGTTGTGGATTCAGCCCGCCAGTGGTGGGCACTGGCGCATTAATTGCCGACGGTGCGGCTGATGGCCTCGGTATAACAGGAGTTTATGATGAGCTTTAACAAAGAAGACCAGCAGGATGAAGCCTTAGCGTTTTTATTAGCTGTTGCCACTGTCGAATCAGGTGATGCTGGAGCTTTTCGCAAGCGCGTTACTGAGTATATGACGAAGGCCTACGGTGGAGATACATCAAAAATGACGATGCAAGAGCAAGGTCGTGCCGAGGCGGTATCCAAATTGTACGCCAGGGCTGATAACATCTACCATCGCATCAAATAATGCTTTGCCCCGGTTAAGCCGGGGTTTTCAATCCGGCAATTGCCTTACTGGCATATTCTTTGGCGCGTGCTTCGACTTCGGCAAAAGAGCTGCCTGGATTGAAATCCTCCTGATAGATAAACACCAGTTCATGAGGCGCATTGATTTGCTCAAGCTTGCAAACTGTAATTTTGGTTCTGACAGTCTTTATCATTTTAATTTCTAAATCTGGATCGAAGCTTACAGATTCAAATCGCGAACCCATTTCAGGGAATCCTACAGTCATTTCCATAACGTTCTCCTGCCTCTCGGCTACAGATATAAAAAAGCCCCGCGTATGCGAGGCT